TAAGTGGTAACATTACACTACAATATAGTTTTTTACGTTGTGAAGCAGGTTCACATCAAACAGTATTAATAGATAGAGAACGAAATTTTTATAGAGATACAGTTGTAACAAATAATGGCAAAATGTATAAAAATACTGTTTCTCCTAAAGGAGATCCAGATGAAGCTTTTTGGGCCGATGTAATTTCATCAAACGAAGATATAGAAGAGTTTAGAGTTTTTTCTAAACGATTTACTTATGAAATTTCTAATATTTCACCAGCAAGAGATGAAATTGAAGTTAAATTAAAAAATGGTTTGACTGGGAATACATTTTACCAAAGTCAATTTGATGACTTTAAAACTGGACACGAAGATAAATTATCTTATAAGTCTGATGATATTAGTTATCAGATAGTAGATACTAATAAATTACAGGCATGGGATGCATCTAGTATGGCAGCAGGAGACCCCATTGTTTCATTTGGTAATTCACCCAACGTTGAAACTTTTTCTGATATAACAGTAGAAATTCCCAAAGCTTTTAAAGTATCTACTAGGGAAGAAGAAAATATAACGGTTACTAGAGAAGTATATATGGAACCTAAACCAGTTCATGTACCTTCCGCTCAACAATCTCAAGAGTCCTCAATGGGGCAGTGGGTATATGTTATAGATTGGAGTGGAGACTCGTCCTCACCTGGATCATGGCTACCAAATTCAGAGGGGTTAGAAATAACGGATGAGGGAGCAGTATTATATCCAAATAGATTGATTACCGGTATGCCATTAGATATAGCTTCTAATGTAGATAAGTTTAATGAAAATTCTAATTCAGATATAACAACTTCTTTAATACCAGGATGGTCAACAACGAATGATGCAATTGTATATAATCCATCTGATGTTACTACACCTACTACTACAACCGGTCCTATTGATATTAGTAATGATGCCGCCGCAGCAGGTGAAGAAGATAGTTATATAAATAAAATTCGTTTTTCGGACCCTTTTAAAACATGGTTTAATAATAATGTTAACGGATTATTTCATCATCCCAAATGGGGTGCAAAATTACCATCAGATTCTCAATTATTATTTTATTTTGTAGAAAAAGGTGATAGTGGAACTTTTAGAGAAATACAAGGTATGATGCAATTATTAGTGTCTGAGTTTCTTACAAGTATAGAAGATTGTGTAGCGGCATTATTAGCTGATTATATGTACATCGATCCTAATCCAACATCAGCAAAATATTTTAGAGAAGTTGAAAATAAAGAGCGAGTTATGGTAACTGATTACGCGCCATATAGAGCTAAGCTTATTGGTTATGATCGAGAGGGTGATAAGGTAAGTTGTTTTAATATTAAACATGACTATGAGGGAGAGTGGGATGGTACGAGGAGATTAGCGCAGACAATTGAAGAAGCAGCCGAAGTAATTGGTATTACTTATGAATCTATAAATACTGATATAAAGGAAATTAATTTTTATATTGGGGCAAAGCAGATGATGGATTTAACGTATTATGCCGTTGTAGGACAATCCACATTACATCTTATTATAAATAAATTAGATTTAGACGACACAATGGTTTTAAAATTATATAATCCGTTATCAAATAATGTGCAGTTGGGTGATGATATATATTTTACTAGGGAAGTAACATCACATAGAGAATTTGATTTAAATTTAAATGATTTTACACAACCAATAATACCTGATACTATATTGAGATTACCGTCAGGAACTTCTGTTGGTGAGCCAATAGTTAGAAATAGATCAACTGAATATCAAAATTGGGATGATTTATTATTTAAGAGTAGCTCATTAGCACAGGACATAGAAAGAGATATTGTAAGTGGGTCTGTGAATCAAGTGCGTTTAAATATGGATTATTCAAATTATGATAAGTTTATGAAATTTGGTTCTGCAGAAAAGCGATTGGAAAATTTTAAAACTAAATTAGGAAAGATAGAATTACATAACGCTTACAGTCAATCAATTGCAGGCACATATTATGATACAGGATATTTGGGAAATGACCCAAATACCGCAATAGCAAGTGCGGGAACTGATGCTAGAAAATGGGAAACTGCTAATAGTGAAGTTATAAATAGTTTTGATGGATATGAACGATATTTGTATTTTGAAAGTTCTTCATTTAAATCTGGTAGTAGTTCTCAATATTCATCAGCTAGTGTTGATTTATTATATGATGCATCATGGCCTAAGAAAAATACTACTAAACCGTATATTTTATCTGAAATAACTTCTTCAGATGCAGTAACATGGTATAATAATCAAATAATAAGTGCATCAGATTTTGATCATGAAAATAGAGATAGGTTATTATATCATTTACCAGAGCATATTAGAGATGATACAGATAATACTGCTTTTACAAAATTTGTAGATATGACTGGGCATCATTTTGATAATATAAAAAATTATATTGATAGATTTGGTCAAATTTATGAAATTGATGAACAATTAGATAAAGGATTATCTAAACAACTCATTTATAGTGTAGCAAAAGGGTTTGGTTGGAATTTACAAGACGGATATGATTTAGCGAAATTAGATAAGTTCTTTTTTGGTAAATCAGTAGATAAAACTAATTCTGCTACAACTCTTTATGCTAGCTCTTCATTACAGGATATTTCACGAGAAGTCTGGAAAAGAATTATAGCTAATATGCCTTTATTTTTAAAATCACGAGGTACTATTGAATCGTTGAAAGGATTAATAAATTGTTATGGTATTCCATCTACAATATTGAGAGTTAGGGAATATGGTGGTCCAACTATTACGGATGTAGAACCTATATATGAAACAAGTAGGAAATTTACAAAAGCTTTAGATTTTAAAGCATCTCAATATGTTTCTGGTTCTTGGTCACATTCTTTAGGATTGGGTAATGCACAAACAGCAAATTCTATGGAGTTTAGATTTAAAGCAGCATCAAGTTCTGATCAGACATTAGTTCAGGGTGGTAATGGAGCTACTGGTGACCAATTTGGAATTCATTTAAAAGATAATGGTTCTGCAGATAATATTGGTAGATTATCATTTTCATTAAGTGGGTCTGCTGGATATGTTACTGCATCAACTGAACCATTACCATTTTATAATGGAGATTATTGGTCTGTAATGTTAGCAAAAGAAACAGTTACGGATGAGTTATTGAGGGGAGAGGATGATGTAACTAATTTATTTGAAACTGGGTCATTACAACGACCTTTTAAAGATTGGGTTGCCGGAACTGCTGAAATAGTGAGTGGAAGCACAGAAGTTTATACTGGAAAGTATGCTATTAAGGTTACACAAACTGGTACGAAGTCTGGAGATGGATCATTTGGTACATTTTCACGGCCGTCTATTAATGATAATGGAAAAATTGATGCATACGGAGATGCTAGATTTGTAACTGCATCTATGGGAGAAGAATATGAATTTTCAGTATATGCTAAAACAGGAAATGTAAACGGAGGTCAGCTACAATTCTCGTTATCAGAGTTGTCATCAGATGGATCACATATATCATCTAGGACGTACGGAACCGTTGTTACTAAGAAATGGAAATTACATACTTTCAGGATTGGAGTTAGAAAAAAAGCTACAGCTCATGTAGGACTAAAATTATTCTTTCGCACCAATTCTGGGTTATCTAACCGAACTATATTTTTAGACGGTGGAAAACTTACAAGAATCTTTGATGAGCGAAACGAAGTTGTTGCTGGAGCTAATAATGTTGTTTATAATTTAGTTGCTAAACAATATGATGCGGGCAGAGATGTAATTCAATATACTGGTAATGCCAGATTGGATATACCAGGTGATCAGAATGCGGCATCAGCTTCATATAATACTGCATATAATAATACTGGTTCACTTTATATAGGTGGATATACTACCAATAATTTTGGTGGACAGTTTAGTGGTTCTATGATGGAATTTAGAATATGGAAATCTAGATTAGATGAAAAATACTTTGATGAGCACGTAGAAAATCCACAATCTTATGCTGGAAATAGTGTAAGTGCTTCATTTCAGGATATTGCTTTACGATATAGTTTTAATGAATCTAAGAATCATAATAGTGATACAACTGTTAGAGATACGTCAACGGATCAATCTTCACCGATTGCTGGAATAGCTACTGGATTCGCAGATGAAACAAGTTATTCTAGTGTAGTTGATAGAACAAAATTTCCACTACCAAAATTAGGTGGGATTAGAAGAAACTCAAATAAAATAAGAATTGAAAAAGCACATTATCTAGATCGAATAGGTGAAAATATAAATTTAAGCCCTACAAATAGAGTTGAAATTTCATCTTACGATAGAGCCCCATTAGATTTAAGTCGAGTAGGAGTATATTTTTCACCTGCAGATGTTATAAATCAAGATATAATGGATCAATTATCAGATTTTAATTTTGACCAGTATCTTGGAGATTCTAGAGATGACGAGGAATATCAATATAGAGATTTAGATAAGGTAAAATCAGAATATTTTAAGAAATATACTGGTGCTAATAACTTTTGGGATTATTTGAGATTAATAAATTATTTCGATCATTCATTATTTACTCAATTGGAATCTTTGTTACCTGCAAGAAGTAAAGCAGTAGTTGGAGTATTATTAGAGAATAATATATTAGAAAGAAATAAACAACCTATAAAACATCCAACATTTGAAAATATAGTTTTTGAAGATACTATTAAATTAGAAGAAGATGATGGTGGATTTGTTTCTTCAAGTGCTGAAAATAATTATTTAGAAGTTACTCAAAATGTAACACGACTTGATAGAGAAATAGATGAAGATTCTTCTTATGAAATGTTTTCTGATAATCAATATTATGAATCAACTATTAGTGGGGATATTTTTTCTACACCTTCATTGAGAGATTTAAATAGAGTAGATACTTTTGGACATTTTGGAAGAAACTATACTACTGCTAGTATTTACA